GAAGCCGTGGGCGAAGGCTGCAAACCGCAACCCATATTTTCCGCCTGGCGCTAGCGACCTTGCGCGCTTCCGCCCCCCGCATACAGCGGGGCCAGGAAGGACCCTGCGGCTCGAGAGCCACTGTCTCGATCGAGCCGCAGCGTGGCTGTTCAGCCGCGGCGCTCTCGCACCTTCTCTACGTGTCTTGCTTCTAGCCTTATCGATTTCGGAGCCGCTACGGGGTGAATTGTAACAGCGTGATCGGGGCGATGATGACCGCCCCGATCATCCCGCGTCATGCCGCCCTCGCTCGTGGCATCAGCCCGAAGTGCACGGCGAGAATGCCGAGGGACCCAACCAGGATGCCCTGTCCCACTGGGCCGTGCACCGTCCGTCCGGCCCAGCCCTGCCGCATCGACCACTGGCGGACCGAGAACTCAAGGCCGACGATGAACCACGCGCAGGAGCCGCAGGGGCTGTCCTGCCCCCCCAGCGCATCAAGCGCCGCAGCGACGCGGCGCCGTGCCTCCACCTGCATCGTCGAGAGCGTGTCGACGCGCGAGCCAGGGATGCGCAGGAGCTGCGACGTCGACATGCTGTCGAAGCAGGCGGCGCGGAACAGCCCGCGGAAGATCTCACCCGCTTCGTGCATCTGCGGCGTGATGCTGCCATGCGCCAGCATCAGCCCGAGCGTATCCACGGCTCGGCGATGCTGGACTGGGCTGCCGGTCTCGGGATCCGCCTCGCGGATCGGCTCCGAGAAGCCACCATGCTGCAGCCGCCACTTCGACGGCTTCGCCAGATCGTCGAGCTTCGGCTTCGCGACCTTGGGCTTCCGCTTACCGGCCATGGTGGTTCTCCCCGTTGCGACGCCCCCAGCGCCGGTTGGCCTCGTTGGTGATGGCCTGGCGGAGCCAGTCGTCGGTGATCTCGGCGACAGGCAGCGCGGCAACGCCGTGCCGATGCCAGGCTGCGGCGCGCATGGCGTTCACCTCGCTGTCGTTGGTTGGGCTGCGCGTGCCGCGGTCGAGGCACGAGCGCGGCGGCAGCGGTGCGCCAGGGAGCCTCATGCACGGCCTCCCGTGGACTCAGTCGCCCAGAGCAGCAGCGCGATGGCATCCGCCTCGTTGTCATCGGCCGGCGCGAAGCCACGGGCTCGGATGGCGGCGACCATCTTCGCCTTGTCGGCGTTGCCCTTACCGGTCGCATAGCGCTTGATCGTGCTGACCGGTACGCCCTCATAGGGGACCTCGCGCTCCTCGCACCAAGCGGTGAGCATGCCGAGGAAGCCCCCGTAGATGTGCGCCGCGTCGGTGCCGGCATGCGCGCGGACCTCCTCGAACACGATCCGCGCCACGCCGCCGGACAGGGCGGCGACCTCGGCCAGCCACCCGCGGAAGCGCAGGAAACGCATCCCGCCGCCCTCGAAGCGGGTCGGCTTGAAGGTGATCGTGCCCGAGGTGATGCCGCCGTCCGGGCCGCGCAGCGCCCAGCCTGTGGTGGTGCCGAGATCCAGGGCGAGCACGGCGTGGTGCGCGAGGTGGGTCGCGGGCGGGAGGGCGATGGGCGGGCCGCTTGCATGCGCGGCGGGCATGGTGAGAGTCGCTGGTGCCATGGTGGTCTCCGAGAGGAGATGATCCTGGTGAGGGTGGCGACGGCGCGGTTCTTGGCGGAGCTCGCCGTCGCTGCCCGGCTTGGGGTGGATGACCCTGGGAGGGGGTGGGCCACGCGCCCAACCCGGTCGCCCGAGGTGTGGTGTGCGCGCGCCGATGAGGCGCGCACGCACACCCCCGTAGGGGGTGGGAGCAACACCTAACTCCTCAACCTGGCACAACCTGTTGATCCGAAACGGAAAAAGAGGAATTAGGTGCGAAGCGGGAGGAGTTAGGGACCTAACTCCTCTGTCCTCCCAAGTCGTTGATTTCATGGCGTTGTTTTCGGGGAGGAGTGAGGAGTTAGGCCTAACTCCTCAGGAGTGAGGTCGTCCAAGACGCCTTCCGGGTAGACCCACACCTCCGGATTTTCGACGTCCAGGCAGTTGCCGGATTGGGGGCATTTGAAGTGGCTGGGCAGGACGCGGCGGGCGCTGGTGGTCACCTCGCCGGTCTGCGGATCCACGGTTTCGACCTCGGGGCCGAAGGTCATGCCCTCCACGCAGAGGTACCCGAACCGCGACCGAACGACGGCAAGGCCGAATTCGGTGCCATCACGGCGGAACTTCACGAAGCCCTTGGTGGCGAGCACGCTCAACCGCTCGCGGATCGTGTGCTTGCTGCCGAGCCCGACCTTGTTCTCGAATTTCTCCGCCAGCTGCATGGTGGAGTAGAGTCGGCCTTCAGCTGCCTCATCGAGCAGGATGCCGAGGATCACATCCTGCTTGCGCAGCCGTTCGGCATCGAGCTTGCGTCCGATGTCCTGCCTGACCAGGCGCTCGCCGCGGCGATCGAATTCCACCCAGCGGCCCGCGATTTTGTCGACCAGCATCGGCTCGAGGCCGGGGCCGTTGCGGAGCTCGACATGCAGCTCGCGTTCGGTCTGCTCCTCGTCGGGGCGGAACAGGATGGCGCCCGAGGTGTAGTAGCCACGCAGCGCGCTGGCGCCGGAGAGCGACAGGAAGGGATCGTCCTTCACCTGCTGCTTGCTGAGCTTCTTCGTATGGTGCGCGAGGATGATGCCCGCCTCGGGGGCGACCTGGTCGCGCAGCGCCTCGACCCGGCTCTGCAGGAAGAACATCATCGCGCCGTTGTCGTTCTCTCCTTCGCCCGCGGGCCCGCCATCGAAGAGGTTGCGGATGGGGTCGATGCAGATGATGTCCGGCGGCGCATCCGGGAAAGCGGCGCGGATTGCTGCGGCCACGAGGGGCACGCCCTGGTCATCGAGCAACATGCGCAGTTTGGGGGTGACGACGAGGGTGTCGCGGGCGCCGGCGACGATCGCCGGATCGAGCCGCAGCTGCTGCAGCCGCTCGCGCAGGTAGTGGTACTGGATCTCGGCCTGGAGATAGAACACCCGTAGCGGGCGCGGTGCCGTGAAGCGCAGGAAGGGCGCGCCGGCGGCGGCGTGCACCAGCAGGCTGATCAGGAAGTCGGATTTGCCGACCTTGGGCGCGCCGCCGAGCACCAGCATCCCACCCGGGGTCAGCAGGCGCGGACCGATCAGGTCGTCCGGCATGGGGGATTTGTCGTCGAGCAGCGCGCCGAGCGTGTGCGCGGCGATGGCGCTGTGCGGCGGGGCCGCGGCGCGGAGCAGGGGCTGCCCGTTGCGGTCGACGTGCAGGGCCCAGATCGCGTCAGCCTCTGTCTTGAGCCGGTCCAGCGGCCAGGCCGGGCGGAGGCAGGCGGCATTGTACTGGCAGATCGCCTCCCAGCCCTCGTCGCCGGTGATACGGCCCTCGTGGACCATGCGAACGAAGTGCCCAATGGCCGCGCTGGCGCCCTGGAAGCGCGTCCATGCGTCCTGGGCGGCTTCCCGCACCGGCGTGGTCAGGACCGCATCGAGGCCGGGGCGGGTTGCGCCTGGGGCGGCGGTGGGCGCCGCGAGCCCCGGCATGGTGGGCATGGCCGCCACTGCCGCGGCGAAGTCGGGGAGCTCGACCTCGACCCTGGGTCGGTGCTCCCGGATCGTGACGCGCCGCTGCACGCCGTGCTTCTGGTGGATCGTCCCGGGCACGCGGATCGGCTGGTGCGCGGAGCGGAAGTGCAGGTCGCCACCGACTTTCTCCGCGATCTCGCCCCGCAGCGTGCAGAGGCGCGCCAGGTCCTCACCCTCGGCCGGCTCGGTGAGCCGCCACCAGGCATGGAGCTTGGCGGCACCCTCGGCGGTGCGGCCGCCGCTTTCGACCAGGAGGGTGGGCGGGCCCAGGTGGTGGACCAGGTGCGCCAGCTTGGCTGCGATGTCGCCGGCATCGAGGTCGACCACCACGGTCTGCATCTGCAGCACATGCTCGGCGCGGGCCTGGCCCTGCTCGGCGACGGTGCCGGGGATGACATAGACGGCGCTGCCTTCGCGCGCGGCCCAGGTGGCATACGCGCTGAGAGATGCGGCGGCGTGCCGATCGGCCGGCACCCAGATGTTGTGCGGCTTGGTGTCGAGGCCCTGGCCATGGTCGACGAAGCCGCGGACCGGGATCAGCCCATCGCAATAGCCAAACACCACCTCGAGGAAGGCGGCGATCTGCTCGATGTCCGGCGCGATGGATCCAACGGCCGCCGGCATCGGCTGCCCTGCACCGGGAAGTCGATCGAGGGCGATCTGCCCGGCGATGGGAAGCTCGTTCAAGCCCTCATCCGGCAGCGGCGCGGCATCGTTGAAGTCGCCCCATGCCGTCATGCAGGCTGCACCCAGCACCGTTTGGCCCAGGGGCAGAAGCGGCACTCGAAGTGATCGGCCTGGTTCGCGACCCGGGGCAGCAATTCGCCAGCATCGGTCGCGGCCAGGATGCGCACGGCCCGGTCCGACATGCGCTGCGCCAGCTCCGCGTTGAACGGCACCAGCTCGTGGTGCAGCTCCGCCGTGTCCTTGTTGATGGCGGTGAAGAGGGCAGGATTGTCCGCCACGCCCGGGACGCTGGCGTCCATATAGGCCTGGTAGACCGCGATCTGCGCCGCATAGATCGGCTTGGCCACGGCGACGCCCTTGCTGGACGTCTCGCGCCAGGCCTTGGCGTTCATGGTCTTGCATTCCCATAGCGCCGGGAACGCCATGCCGGGGATGGTCGGGCCGCCAGCGAAGACGCCATCGACATGGCCGCGGATGCGACCGCCCGCGACCGAGAAGCCGAACTGATCGCCGTGCTCGCTACCGCCGCGACGGGTGTAGAGATCGAAGCCGGCTCCCCGCAGCCAGGCAACGGCCACGTCCTCCAGCGCGTGGCCGATCCCGAAGATGCGCAGCAGCCGCCCGTCGAAATCTGCGCCCTCATCCTTCGGCGCCTTCACGAACTCGAACTGCAGCGCGCGCTCGCAGGCATGGCCGAGGCGGGAGCCGCCCAGGTAGCTGCGCGGCGGCGTCGCCTGATTGGCGGCGACCAGCGCCGCGTCGATGGCGGCATTCACATGCGCTGAGGTCTGGCTGCGGCTGTTGAAGTCGAGCATCAGAACGGCACCTCCGTCGCAGCGTCCTGCCGGGCGATCGCCTGCATCGCCTCCTGGAAGCCGCCGACGGCGACCTCGATCAGCGTCAGCACCTGCGCCTCGCTCAGCTCCTGGAAGCGGGTGCCCCAGCCGATCTCGGCCATGGTCTCCGCGACGCGGCGCATGGCGGCGCGCATCGCCGCCTTCTCCTGCTCGGTGAGGTCAACCATGGCGGACGACCTCCCCGCCAAGCGCGACCAGAAGCCCTGGCAGGCGATGCAGCAGAAGCAGACCGAGGGCCGCGGCTTCTTCCGCGGCGCCGGGTCGAACCAGCCAAAGCCACGCGCCGGGCGGGAGCAGACGGCGCAGGGCGGTTCCGGGGAGCGGGCCATCGATCATGCGGCCTGCCCCAGCGCCGCGGGCTGGGCGCTACGCACGAGATGCTGGATGGCCTGGCGGTTGAACTTGAAGGTGAGCAGCGCCGAGGCCTGGTACCGGGTCATGCCGAGATCGGCCCGTGCCGCCGGGGGCAGATGGATCAGCTGGCGTTCGGTCGGCGGCTCCCGCAGCCAGCGCCGGCTCTTGTGGGCGCTCTCGTCGGTCTCGTAGGCGTTCAGCCAGTCGTCCGCCGCGGCGAGCGCCACCAGCCGCTCGCCGATGGACAGCAGGCGCGGCCGCTCCTCCTTCGCCCCGCCGACCGCGTGCCAGGCTCCGTTCAGGAAGAAGATGCCCGCCCAGCCGTTGAAGCCATTGGCCAGCAGCGCGGCGTCATCGCCGAACAGATCGCACCACTGGAAGGCAGAGCGCCGGAGGAGATCAATCTCCGTCATGATGAAGTCGGTGAGCGGCGCCGTCTCGCGCCCACGGGGTTCGAAGGCGTGCCCGCAGATCGGGCACTCCATCACTGCGATCGGCACCTCAGCCTCGCAGGAGGGGCAGGTCTTCGTCGGCGGCTCACCTTCGCCGGGCTGGCTGTCGAGATCCACGTCTTGCTCCAGGCAGCCGTGGATCTGTGAGGAGATGCCGAAGTCGAGGACGATGCAGTCGCGCTTGACGATGCCGGGATGCTCGACCGGATCGACGGTGCGCAGCCCGCGGCCCACCATCTGGATCATCGTGCACTTGAACGAGCTGGGCCGCAGCAGCACGACGCAGGAGGTGGGCGGGTGGTCCCAGCCCTCGGTCAGCACCGCCACGTTGACGACAATGCGCGCCTCGCCCTTCGCATAGGCGGCCAGGACGGAGCGGCGCTCGCCCTCCGGCATGTCGCCGGTGACCACGACGGTGGGGACGCCAGCCGCGTTGAAGGCAGCGGCGACGTGCTCGGCATGGGCGATGGTGGAGCAGAAGGCTACCGTCTGGCGGCCGCCGGCCTTCTCCTGCCAGTGCTTCACCACGGCGTCCGTGACCGGCACCGTGTCCATGACACGGGCGACCTCGCCCATGTCGAAATCGTCGCCGCTGCGGCGCACCGCGCGGAGCTCATCCTGGACGCCGACATCGATAATGAAGGTGCGGGGTGCCACCAAGTGGCCGGAGGCAATAAGTTCGCCGAGGCGGATCTGGTCGGCAACGTTGGAGAAGACCTGGCGCAGCCCGATCTTATCGCCGCGGTTCGGTGTGGCCGTGACGCCATAGATGCGGCAGGCCGGGTTGCGATCCAGGGCGCGGTCGATGATGCGGCGATAGCTGTCGGCGAC